CATCGCACGACGAACAAGGCTGATCAATACAGGATCGAAAGTATCGATACCACCAGCGCCTGCTGTTGAAGATGATGTGCCCATTGCGTTGACAGGAGAAGGTGCAATACCTGTTTCTGTCAATGTTTGGTATGAACCATGAGCAGCTGATTCAACAAGAGCACGTTCTGTGTTCTCAAGAATAACTGCAGTTACTGAACGGCGGTGTGCGTCAGCAATTGGATTTAGGTCGGCATGCTCAAGAATTGGCTGCCACTTCTTTTGAATTCCCTCAGCTAGATACATTTTTGTCTCCTTTGTTTCTAGGACTTTTTTTATTTATTAAAACTTATTTCTTAAGTGTTCTTGAAAGGGCTTGAGCATACTTGCTTACGACTGGGTCAGCGCCAACGTATGGTGATGCTTCAATTTCAAATGTCTCTTCTTCAATATTAGTTGACACTGGAGCTTTCTTTTCAGAAGTGAAATAGTTTTCCTTAATGATTGAAAGTTTTCTTGCGTAAGTATCAAGATCGCCATCAAAATCAACGCCTTCGATTAGTGCCTTGAACTTTTCTTGTTGAGAAAGAGCAAGACCTTCTACGAAAGACTCAACAACAACATCTTTTTCAGTTTCTAATAAAGCATTCTTAATTTCGATGTTTTCATTGATTTGATCGTTAAGCTTTGTTTCAAGCTCATCAATCTTTTCTGCCATTGATTCAACCACATCAACCTTATCTTGTGGCACATCAACATAGTGTTCCACAAATAGATTCTTAAGACCTGTAATGAAGTCTGATGTTAATTCGTTACGAAGAGAAGATTCGATAGCAACTTGATTTTCTTCCATCCAGCTTTCTACAACGTAATCAAGGTAAGAATCAATCTTTGAAGTTAGTTCTTCATGAATCTCTGATACTGCTTCTTCGATTTGTGTTTGATATTCTTCTTCAAGGCGAGCAACTTCAAGCATTGTGCGAGCTGTTACTGCTGCTTCAAATAGTGTTGAAGCCTTTTCTTTGAATTCTTCAGAAAGATCTTGGCCTTCAAATAAATCAGCAACGTCTTCTTTTACTGAAAGCTTTGGCATTGGATCTCTAGTCTTAGGACCTGTTGATGTTGAAGCAGCTGAACCATGCATATCGATTGAAGATTGGTTGTGAGCTGACTTATCACCAACACCCCAATTCTTGCCAGCATGATACTGTGCAATTGTTTCGTTGTGCCACTTTACAAGTTCATCCTTGCTCATAGCATGCATTGTACCAATAGCGTGCTTGATATATTCAAGCTTTGACTTTGGGTCATCTGTAACAGGATGTGAAGCTGGCTTAAGAGAGTCCATAGCCATTGAACCTTCGTTAATTTCTTGATTATCCATCTAAGGTCTCCTTTTTGGAAAATTTAAATTATTTATGTTTTTTATTATTTGACTGTAAGTGAAGTAAGGAAGTTGTCAAAAATAGCAAATTGCTTGTTTTCAATTTCATTCATTGTCATTTTACGCAATGCTTTTTTTGTGTTATGTAAACTTTCTTCTCTCCATGTTCCCTTCACTGAATCATATACCCACTCAACGTTTTCCATGATACCCTTTACAAATGCATTGGGTGCAGATGGATCAGCAACAATATCAGCAGCAGTAGCTAAATGAAAGTCTGGTTGTACAACCATAACACCATCTTTTCCAGGTACAAGACTTCCCATACCACGAGATGACACACCTAGGTTTGCACCAGACTCTAAAAGACCCTTAACAATATCACCCATTGGTGTTTTTGTAATCATAGCTTTACCAATGAAGTTATGACCTTCTCTTTTAAGGTCTTTAATCATAATAGCAACTCTATCAAGATTAATTTGTGGACCAGCTGGATGACCTAGTTCACCGTAACCTCTGTTGTCTTTAACAACTTCGTTCATGTATCTTTCTACTTCCTTTTCCATAATGTGGATAGGATAGATTCTACCGTTACGATTCTTTTGCTCAGCTTGAAGAAACACACCATGAATGTAGTGATTCTTTTCACCACTTTCTCTAGCTTCAGTTACATACTCAACTTGTTCAACGAGTTCTGTAATAAGTTTCATGTTACGCACCTTTATATGCAACTGGAACTGCTAACATAGAAGATGTACCAATAACAAGATCTGTAGCTGATTTTTGAATTAGTGTTGGATATGTGTTGGTAACTGTTACGTTAGCATACACAGTTCCATTAGCATATTGGATATTAGCAGTAGCAGCAGCGCCTGTATTGACGATGTATATCAAAGCACCATTAGATACAGTATTAGCTGAAGTTAAAGCTACCTGAGGTCCTTGAGGTTTGATAATCATACGTTTTGTCCTGTATTAACATCAGCTGAAAAATTAGGCATTGAAAGACCTGGATTTGAAGGTGGTGTGTATGGTGTATCAGTTTGCTCGTCTTCTTCTGACTTGTGGCTGTACATCATGTAATCGTGAACGCCACCAATCATTTCTTTTGCCATTGCAATCTTTGATTGAACCCATGGCTCAATGTGATGATCTCTTGGCATATTTGAAAGCATATGCATTGCCTTGTTTGCAATTGCTCTTAGTTCTGTACGAACCATATCAATTTCGTCTTGAGTATCATCTGTCTTGTGCTTAGCAATATCAGCTGAACCTAGAAGAGGAACAGCAAGATCTTCTGTAACATGATATTGAGTTTCGTAATCTTCACTCATCTTCTTGTTTTTGTTATCCAGCATACCACGCTTATTAGCTGTTGCCCAAGCAATGCTTTCAGCTTCTTTTTTGCCTTTGCCAGCTTCCATTTCGCTCTTCTTGATATGCTTTACCATACGATCAACTTTTTCACCTTCTTTAATAGGCTTCATTGACCAGCATTCTTCCATACCGTGAACTGGACACATCTTGCCAGCTTCTGTCATATTGCATTTTGCTTCTGACTTCATCATACCTTCGTAAACTTTTTCTGATTCTTTTTGCTTACGACCCATACGAGCATTTTGAGGTGTATCTAATGAGTACTTAACGTCTGTACCGTTGTATACATCGTCTTTGTTACCGACACGATCGTCGTGCTTTTCAATCTCATGCTTACCAGCGAACTTAGCTTCGTCTCCTGCCTTTGGCATGTAATCAACACCAGGTTCTTTTCCTAATGTTCCTGACATCTTCTTTGACGCTTTGACGCCGTTTAGAATATCTTTAAGCTGTTTCGCCATCTTCTGTTCCTTGATCGAATGAGTTTGAATCTTGTTGATCATCATCTTCCCAGTCTTGGTCTTCTGCTTTATCATCACCAGAGAAAATTGTTTGCGCCATTTCTATTTTTTTATTGTCAATGGCTGCAGCTACTCTATCTGCTATGATATCCTTAAAAGCACGGTCAAATTCAACTGGTTGTTGCTCATAACCATATTTTACTAAATCTTGCACTGTATATTTATCATCATCCATTTTTATCTCCATTATTTATTCTTGGCTAGTTTCTGTACTGCTGACTTATACTTTGCTTCATCTTGCAGTGATCTACTACCCTTCTTCTTACCTAGAAGATCGACTGTTGCTTTTGCATCTCTTAGGTCTTTAGCTTTTTCGTCTGTCTCTGGTGTTGCGTCTGTTGCTTCATCATCAGCAAGACCATTTACACCTGTATCGCCATCAGCACCAAATTGCTGTTCTTGAGCTGTACCCATGATATTAGGATTGATCCAGCGTGGATCACCTGAGTTTTCTTCTTCCATGATCTCCTCATCCATCTCCTCAATCTGCTCGTCAGTTTGTTGGAGAATCTGTTTACGGATCCAAACATGTGAATAGTACTTACCAGCCATATCTTGTATGTTACGTGCAAGGTTTGTTCTATTCTCAATGATTTCAGCTTCTTTGAGTTCTTCAAAATAATTGTCTTTAGCAAAGTCGTATTTAATATCTTGTTTGATGTTATTGAAGTCTTCAATAGACATAATCTGTTTAAGAATCAATTGCTTTTCTAAAATTTCTGTAAACAATACAGCAAAGCGATTACGTAGTCTTGTAATAAAGCGAGCAAACTTTAGTTCATCACGTGTTACTTCTGTTGCACGACCAAGTGAGAACAAAGCATCAGAATTCAGGCGGTTAATAGGAACATTTAGTGTGCCATAGAACTTCTTTTGGAAGTATAATACGTCATCCATTTGTCCAAGTGTTTGACCACCTGGCAATGTTGTTACTTCTGTGCCACGGCCACCTTCACGGCGAGGCAGCCAGTAATCTTCTAGCATAGTCATAAACTTACGATCGTCTCTTACATTGCCAGATTCTGCATCATAGATCAAACGATTCTTATGCTTAACCATGATATCGCGAACATATTGTTCTGCTTTCATTTTTGGCAAGTTACCAACATCAATATACCATATGCGACGCTCGGGAGCCCTAGCCAAGCGGTAAATTACCAAGGCATCCTCAAGCGTGCGCAACTGGTTAAGTGCTTTGATTGCTTTGTGAAGGTATGAGAGAACCATTGTTCCCTGTGTGTCAGTAAGACCAGAAGTAACATGGATGATTGAGTCTTTTGCAATCTTAAGACCTGTAGTAGAAGGTCCTACTGTCTTATTGCCGTAGTTAAAACCTCTATCGTTAAACATATAGTACTCATTTTGTACTCTTTGAATAACCGCTTCGGTTTCTACACCACCACGAACTTTTCTTTTTGTTACTTCTCTTACTTTACGAATCTTTCTTGGATCAACATATCTAACTTCTTTGATCCCAGC